TTGCGACTAGTTCAGAGGGTACGGTTCGTAATGGTAGCGGAGACACAATCAAAATGGAGTTGATGGACATTCTCAAAGGAGACTACATCAATCCACATGTTTCTATTTGGTGGTATAAACTCGATTCGATCGATGAAGTCTCTGATCCCGAAATGTGGCTAAAGGCTAATCCGAATTTAGGAAAGACCGTTAGCTATGAAACATATCAACTTGATGTTGAAAGAGCAGAAAAAGCTCCGGCCGCAAGGAATGATATTTTAGCAAAGCGTTTTGGTCTTCCTATGGAGGGATATACTTACTACTTTACTTATGAGGAAACGCTACCTCATAGAAAGAGAGATTATTGGCAAATGCCTTGCGCTCTTGGAGCAGACCTTTCTCAAGGAGATGATTTTTGTGCATTTACATTTCTGTTTCCTTTATCTAATGGGTGCTTCGGTGTCAAAACTAGAAACTATATAACCTCATTAACCTTGATGAAACTTCCAGCGGCAATGAGAATCAAGTATGAACAATTTATGAATGAAGGAAGCTTAATAGTTCTCGAGGGAACTGTTCTGGATATGATGGAGGTTTATGACGATCTTGATAACCATATTACAGAATGTGGATATGACGTTAGATGTTTTGGTTACGACCCATATAACGCAAAGGAATTTGTAGAGCGTTGGGAATCTGAAAACGGTCCATTTGGAATCGTAAAAGTTATACAGGGTGCAAGAACGGAGTCTGTTCCTCTAGGAGAGTTAAAGAAATTTTCTGAGGAGCGGATGCTTTTATTTGATGAGGAACTTATGTCTTTTGCTATGGGTAACTGTATAACTCTTGAAGATACGAACGGTAATAGGAAATTACTTAAAAGACGATATGAGCAGAAGATCGACGCTGTGGCTGCTATGATGGACGCCTATATCGCTTATAAAGCTAATAAAGATGCTTTTGAGTAAAGGAGGTGGTTGGTATATTATGGATAACGAATTGACTCATTACGGCGTTCTAGGAATGAAATGGGGCATTCGTAGAACCCCGGCTCAACTTGGTCACCTGACTAAAAAAGATAACAAATGGATTAAGAAAAATGCCGCGAAAATTACGGAGAAGGCCCGTAAGAAATCTTCGAAAGAATTAATGAAATATGCCAACGAGTTAATGAAAGACCCAAATGCTGTTAATAAATCCGGTAAACTAAGTGCAGCCACCATTAATTCTTATAACAAAAAAATGGCTTCTCTAATGAATGAACAAGTTTCCAACTTAACATCACCATCTGGTAAAGCTGTGCGATTTGTAGCCAAACGAGGAGAAGTTGGAGTTTTCATGGCTCTTGCTGACCAAGGTTATAACATGAACCAACTTAAGAATGGGATTTATGAGTCAGGGAAAGTTGCATACAGAAAAACCGTAGTCGATAAGATCTAAACAAAAAAGGGGGTGGTAATTCAAAATGGAGAATTCATTTACTTCCAGATTAAAACATGCATGGAATGCTTTTTTTAACAAAGACCCCACCGAAACCGTCATCGATGAGGATCCTGATAGTCCTATTGTTGGTAAAGTTGCATCTTTTTATTACAAAAATGTTGGAACTAGCTATACTTATCGTCCGGATAGACCGAGACTAACACGCGGAAATGAGCGTTCGATAGTAACTTCAGTATACAATCGGATTGGTTTAGACGCTTCTTCAGTTAGCATTCAGCATGTAAGACTTGACGAAAACAATCGTTTCCTATCCGTCATCGATTCGGGGTTAAACAACTGTCTTACCGTTGAAGCTAACCTTGATCAAACTGGAAGAGCCTTTATTCAGGACATAGTTATGTCAATGTTGGATGAAGGAAGTGTGGCTATTGTTCCAGTTGACACAACCTTTAATCCCGAAATTACTGGTTCTTATGATATTCTATCGATGCGAACCGGACAAATTTTGGAATGGTATCCAAGCCATGTGAAGGTTCGTGTTTATAATGAGAAAACGGGTCGTAAAGAGGATATTGTGGTACCGAAGAATACAATTGGTATTGTAGAAAATCCTCTATACGCGGTTATTAACGAACCAAATTCAACTATGCAGCGACTTATTCGTAAACTTAACCTTTTGGATGTTGTAGACGAACAAAGCAGTTCTGGTAAGTTGGATTTGATTATTCAACTACCATATGTAATTAAAACAGAGGCAAGGCGTCAACAAGCCGAAAATCGGCGTAAAGATATAGAAAATCAATTGGCAGGTTCTAAATATGGCATCGCCTATACAGATGGTACCGAGCGTATTACCCAGTTGAATCGTTCAGTCGAAAATAATCTAATGAAACAGATTGAATATCTAACGAGTATGCTATACAGCCAGTTAGGAATCACTCAGAGTATATTAGATGGAACTGCTGACGATAAAACAATGCTCAATTATTACAACCGAACAATTGAACCTATTCTCTCGGCTATTGTTGATGAAATGAAACGAAAGTTTCTAACCAAAACCGCTCGGTCACAATTGCAGTCGATTTTATTCTTCAGAGATCCGTTCAAGCTTGTTCCAGTTAACGAAATTTCTGAAATTGCTGACAAGTTTACTCGAAACGAGATAATGACGTCGAACGAAATTAGACAGATCATTGGAATGAAGCCGTCGGATGACCCGAAAGCAGACGAACTCAGGAATAAGAATCTAAGTCAACCTAAGGATGATCAAATCTACCCATCAAATGATGCGACTGGAGAAAAGATCGAGATGGTAAATAAAAAATAAAGGGAGGTTGTTAATAATATGAGAAACGAAGTTTATGCTAGATACCACGAAAAATTTGTTAAAAACACAATTATATACGCGTCGTTAGATACTAACTTATTGTATTTTTCAAAAGACATGACTCCTAAAGATTTAGTGTCTAAAAAGGAACTTAAAAACCTATTCGAAAAAGGCTTGATGATCGACGATGGCCGCAATCTTTACAAACCGGTCAAACTATCAAAAAATCCAGAGACAAACGAATACAACGTTGTTGTTTATGATGAAGATGAAGCTCATGTCTTTTCTTCAGAAGATGGCGAAGTATTTCCGTTGTCTCCGTCCTATAAGGCAGACACAAGGGTTATAACTATACCGGATCAAGACGGAGTGTTGTATTTTAAGGATTCTTCAGAGACCGCTCTAGATCCCGGTGCTCAAACAGCATTAGCAATTGGCGTCGAAAGTGTTACGATTACAGCCAAACCGGATGAGGGGTACGTATTTGATCCAGAATCGACATTAGTATGGATAATCGACACAAGAATAGAAGTAACACCTGCTGCGGCTACCTTTGACGAGTCTACTGGAATCATAACTATTCCTTCGAAGACTGGATGTATTTATAAAATAGGAGACACCACATTAGTAGCCGGTCCACAAGAACCAATAGCTAAAAACACGGAAGTAATAGTTACAGCTACTCCAGATGAAGGTTATAAATTCTCAGCTGAGTCTGTAACACAATGGACGTTCCAATGGTCTGACTAATAAGAAAGGGAGGAAAAATCAAAATGAAGACATATGATTTCAGCGGCTGGGCTACCCGTAATAATCTTAGATGCTCTGATGGAAGAACCATCATGAAAGACGCATTTAAACATAATGACGGGCAGACTGTTCCTCTTGTATGGAATCACCAGCACAATGACCCTCTTAACGTTCTTGGGCATGCTTTGCTCAAGAATCGCGAAGAAGGAGTTTATGCCTATTGCAAGTTCAATGAAACAGAATCGGGTAAAAATGCAAAGCTTCTAGTTGAACATGGGGATGTATCCGCACTTTCCATTTATGCAAATCAATTGAAACAGCAGGGTTCTAATGTTATACATGGAGCTATTCGTGAGGTTAGTCTTGTTTTGGCAGGAGCAAATCCCGGGGCATTTATTGATTCTGTCATGAGTCACGGCGAAGAGTCTGATGATGAAGCTATTATCTATACTGGTGAAGACATTTCTCTATTTCATGCCGATGAAAAGAAAGATAAACCAGTTGATGAAAAATCTGAAGACGAGGAAACCGTTGCCGACGTCTTCAACACTCTTACCGAAAAACAGAAAACGGTAGTTTATGCAATGATCGGACAGGCTCTTGAAGAAAAAGAAGAGTCCGAAGATAACAACAATAATGACGATTCTAAAGGAGGAAATAAAACTATGAAGCACAATGTGTTTGACAAGGAAGATACTAAGAAGGATGTTCTTAGTCATTCCGACCTGGAAGCCATCTTCGCCGACGCTAAACGTTATGGAAGTCTTAAAGACAGTGTTCTCGCACACGGTATCGAGCAGATTGACTATCTGTTCCCTGATGCAAAGAATGTTACAAATACCCCTCAGTTCATTCAGAGAGATATGGGATGGGTTCAGAAGGTTATGAACTCCGTCCATCACACTCCCTTCTCCCGTATTAAATCTATTCTGGCCGATATTACAGAGGATGATGCTAGAGCTAAAGGTTATATCAAGGGCAATCTGAAGAAGGATGAAGTATTCACTCTGCTGAAGCGTACTACTACTCCGACCACTATCTATAAAAAGCAGAAGCTGGACCGTGATGATGTAGTTGATATCACTGATTTTGATGTTGTTGCTTGGCTTAAATCCGAAATGCGTATGATGCTTGATGAGGAAATTGCCAGAGCCATTCTTGTCGGTGACGGTCGTCTTAGCTCTTCTGATGATAAGATCAACGAGCAGAACATTCGTCCTATTTGGAAGGATGATG